TAATCGGGCCAATACCGTCTTTCAGCAAATCCAGTATGGAGAGAATGGCCGATATGATCTGCCCGATGACTCCGGCACTTGACAGGGTCTCGGACATCTGACTGATGGCATCACCGACCTTGCCTCCGATATTCAGTTTTGAAAGACCGGTAAGCATGCTCTGGATTCCTTCAAATGATCCCTGCAAGGTTCCGCTTGCAAAACCGTGCAACCCGTCGGATACCATGTTCAACCCGTCAACCGTGTCCTGGGAGGCACTTTTCACCTCCCCGGCAAGCGCCTTCATTTCAGAGGTAGCGTTCAGGTATTCTTCGTCAGCTGAAACGCTGGACGATTGGGCCATTTGAAGAGCGATTCTGGTACGTTCTATTTCTGCCTGGTTACCGCTTTCAAGAGCCTTGTTGTAATCGGTCTGCGCCGCTTTTAACCGGGCGAATGCCGCTTCCTGCTGCAGTTCCGCATTTTGCACGCGTGTTACGGCATCCCCCAAAGCGTGCATCTGCGTTTGCAGCCGGGCAAAATCCAATGTCCCGTTGCCACCGGGGAGCATGCTTTGAATACGTTCAATGGCATCGTAAACGACCTGCTGGTCTGCGGCTCCCGTTTTTTTGAACTCATCCGTCTTGACATACTGTTTAAGTTCGCCAAGCAGGTTCTTCATCTGGTCTGCAAGCAGACCGGTCAAATCCCCGAACGCTGCTCCCCAGTCTATCTTCTGGGTAAGGGCTTCCATGTCCACTTTGTGCACAGCCGCATCACGCTGCTTCTCCAAAGTCAGCCTTTCGCCCTGGGACTGTGCCTTGCGGATTTTCTCGGCATATTCTTCAGCGATGGCCAGTTTCTGCTGCTGGAAGGTCCCGTATTCCTTCAGATAGTCACGCATGGCTTCCGCCTCTTCCCTGTACACGTCCGTCTCCGCTTTTTTCCGGGACGCGGTGTTTGAGGCACGGGCTTTTTCAAGTTCATCCTGTTGCTCCCGGGTAAGTCCGTTATCTCCGGTGGAAAGGCCGGCTTCCTTGTTCTCACGCTTCCAGTCGGCTTCCTGCCGGTTTATCTCTTCTTTCCGGGCGTTATAGTCATATTCGATTTGTGCCAGTTTCTTTTCGGTACCGGCTTGCATACGGTCTATCTCTTCCTTCCGATTCTCGGCCTGCAGGGCGGCAAGATCCTGCGCCAGCCTGCGCTCTGTGGCAAGCCGTTGCCTGGCTTCCGCTTCCGGATTCTTCCCGGGCTGTTTGGGGTCAATGTGTCCGCCGATATTTCCTTTTTTGGCTGCTTCTGCCGCTTTCTTTACCTCTTCCTCCGCTTTTTTCAGATAACCGTCGCGTTTGTTTTCGGCATTTTTCAACAGTATGTCATAAGCTTCCTGATCATGTTTCTTGATGGCAGCCTGTGCGTCATAGAACTGCCCGGATTCTGCCATGCTTGACTGCATGATATATTGTCCCCATTTCCCGAAAAAACCCATGGCGCTTTCCGCCTCTTCCGGTTTCTGCGCCTTGATTTTATTCACCTCTTCATCGGCTTCTGCCGCTTTTTTTACAAGGTTCTGGACATTGGCCTGGTGCAGCAGAACCTGTACATAGTCCTCGCTCTTTTGGATAAGGGTATCATACCATTCGGAAAGTGTTTTATAATACCCGAAAGATTCCCCGTACTTGCGGTTCAGTTCCTCTACCTTCGCCTTTTCCTGTTCCTTGCTGCCGGTGAAGTTCTTTATCTCGTCGATGACCGATTTCAGTTCGAAGCGGGTACGCACCATCTGGGCACGGCCGTCCTTCTCTATCTCGGTCATTTCCTTGAGTGATATGTTGAATTCATCCACGCCTTTTTTGGCGCTGAACAAATCCTTCGTCCAATCCCAGATTTCATCACCGTACATTACCAGCAGCATGATGCCGGTGGTCATGGCCGTCTGCCAGGAAAAGAGCGAGGACAGGACCTGTTTCCATACCGGTGTGCCTTTCTTGCCTGACTTCTGCAGCTCATCATATTCCTTACGGGCACGGGCCAGTTCGTCCGTAAAAATCGGCAGGTTGTTGGATATAGCCAGGAAGAACATCTGCGGACCCATGGCCAAGGAAGGCATTTCACGCGCCATCTGCTGGATGCTGTTGTGAAGCCCGTTGAACTGGCGCTGCGCGTTGGGCATGTCTGCAGGGGTGACCTGCACGGATTCCGATTCCTCCTGTAGCAGTTTCAGTTTACCACGCAATTCCTCAAGCTGCTTCTCCAGCGCATGGATCTGCGCGATATTGGCACTCTGGTCCAGATTGGGGGCAGCTGTCTCACCTGCAAGGCGTAACCTCTCCAGTTCAGCCTCCAGCAGTCTGACGGTATTACGCAGTTCCAATGCCTCACGCTCGGCCTTGTTCATGCCGGGCGTGAGTTTATCCTTCATCAAAAATTCAACTTCTACAGGTTTACTCATTCCAGTTTGCTTTGAAAAAATCCTACTATATCGTTCGCTTCATCCTCGGCGCTGCGCTCCGGGTGGCTGTCACACTTACCGCTGCCTCCCTTCTGCCGCACATATCGCGGAGCGTCGCTCAGCATCAGTATCAATGTCTGGTAGTTCACACCGTCCAGAATGTAGTCCACACTCCAGCCCGTTGCACTCGCTATCTGCCACACGAAGCCGAAAGGGCTATGGGAACCCTCATACCGGGTTCTTAACTCCCCATCCTTGCCTGGCTCAGTCTCGGAGTCATCGGGTTCGCCCGCGCCGCCGAGCTGATAATACGCATAAAATCCTTCGTGCCCATCAGACGCTCGAATGTCCGGAACATAGCCGTCAGATAGCGCCACTCCACAAAGTTCCGAAGCACCCACGCCGTCACCCCGATGCCCACGTGTCGCGACACATAGCCCCGGCACACCGTATAGGCCAGCAAACGGCTCACAGCCTTGCCATGTTCCGCTACAAAGGCCAGTTCCTCGGTCTTGTCCTTCGGCTGCCAGCCGGGCGCAACGCCCATCTTCAGGTATTCCCTCGCCAGCAGAATCTGTCCGCGCAGCCTCGGACGCTTCATCGTCACGCGTACCTCCAACGGACGTTTCAGCCACGGAAGCTTCCACCTTTTAAGAGGAACGGACACGCCGCTGTCCAGCAGCGCATCCGCACACTCCATCTCTATCAGTTGTTCCAGCCGGTCAGCCATACACTATCCCTCCTTGCTTGTAGCCTCCTCACTTTGAACCGAGGCAGCCGCCGCTGCTCCCGCTGCAGGCAGCTTGTGCTCTCCCCACTCTTCGGGCAAGGTTTTCGAGTCAAACACGCCGTAGGGCTGCGAACCGTCCTCCGGCATAGCCACCTCCAACGTACATTCTATCTTGGCCGTTTCCGTAAGCGTCAGCTTACCGCCCAGGTTGCTCAGCAGCGTGCCGTTTGGTATCAGGATGCTCCGTCCGCTCACCAGTTCCAGTTCAAATGGACCTTGCATCAGCAGGGCGGCTTGTGGGGCGGTCCAGCCTATTGGGTTCTTCTTCTCGGTGTCTTCTTTCGCATAGTGCAGCGTACCGCCCAGCATGGCATGCAGGTTCTTGTAGTCCGTCTGGATTACGTTGAATGTGGGGGCGATGCTGCCATTGCTCTGCGGAATGATCAGCACGGGGGCACCCGGTGCCTGTTCCGCCTCAATCTTTGCGGCTTCGGCCTTCTGCCCGTTCAGGTCAAACGAGCCTTTTTCAATATAGCCTATCACGAAGTCATTGTATTTCACGGCACCGATACCGTACATAAAATTCTTGTTCATCGTTTATAAAGTTTGATGGTTAATAACACACCGGCCAATAAGCCGGCCAATACACCTGTCATAAACGTCCGCATCCGGTTCGGAGGGCGTTTTTCTTCTATTTGAACGTCATTCGAAGTTTCGTTCCTGGTCTCGCTCCGGATGCGTGTCAGCTCTTCTTCATACCACAGCACCAGCTGCTGCAGACTGTCGCACGAGGCTTCGGCCACAAGGTTTCCCTTGCCGTCACTGCCTACGGTCAGGTTGGCCTGTCCGCTCTTGCCACGGTACACGGCACCTTCAGGAAGCTTACGGAGGCTGTCCGCCGGTATAGTCAGCTTCACCGAACTCGCCGGTATCCCCGCCATCACCAGTCCCGCCCGTCGACTTCCGCTCACGCTGTCGGCGCTTGCCGTTTCCGTCTGGACTTCCCGGTTCATGCTCTTTCGGTGACTCGCGCAACCTGTCAAGCACAGGGCAATCGTCACGATGAGGACAGTTTCCGGCTGTATCAATAGCTTTTCTAAGACGGGCCATCTCGCGCGTATTGCGGGCCAGTTCTTTCTTTGTTTCACAAAATTCATCTTTTAGAGGTTTTACAATATTTTCCATCAAAATGCGGGTGGCATGTTCGGCGTTATCTATGCGCATGGCCTCTGCACCGGCCTCGGCCTTCATCGCTTCCGCTTTCGCTTTTCTCACAGTAGCCCGCAAGGAGCCAATGGTCGCCACCGTACCAACCAGGCCGCCGCCAAGGATAATGTTCATAAATTCGCTCAAGTCCATACCACCCGGTTTTATTATTGATTAATACCTATTTCTTTCAACCATTCCTGCACATCGAAGCTCGGACAGGCTTTCGCTGCCAGTTCGTTGTGTCCTACAATGCGTACATCAGGGAATTTCCGATGAAAATCCTTCACATACTTCTCCAGTGCCTTTTTCTGGCAGCCGGTGCGGGTGTCTTTCGGGGTCTTACCGTCTTTTTCCACGCCTCCGGCATACACGATGTGACGGCTTACACTGTTATATCCCTTGGCTCCGTTGGTCACTTCCCAAGGGTCCACCTGTGCATCCTCATTGTTTTCTACCAGACGTTCCACGCCTCCGTTCAGGTGGAACAGGTCGGTATAGCCAACCTGCTTCCATCCTCTTCCTCCTTGGGCAACCGGAGAAGTATGCCATTTGCGGATGTCCGCCGATGATACTTCACGCCCCTCCGGGGTTGCCGTACAGTGTATTACCAGATATTTCAACTTTGCCATAATCATCATGCTTGATAGCCGCTCATCATTACCACTCCGGCATCCTCTTTCTTGGGCATGCAGATGAAGTAATGGCGGAAGTTAATCAGGTTACGCTGGTTCAACGGGTCATTCTTTGACTCGGAATAATACATCTTGGTAGAACCTGTTGCCTTGAAAACCCTCTGTTTGTAGAAGGCAAACGAACACGGAAATTCACCGGCTTCTGCCGTTGTACCCAATGCCTTCTTCACTCCGGCTGTAGTATAAAGCGGGTTGTTGCCGTACTCGTAGATTTCAAAGCCGTAAAGGTTACCTACCTTGCCGCTGTTGCGGTCAATATTGTACTGTTCACGGAATGCCTGGCTGGTCAGCAGCAGGTCATTCACATGGTCGGGGCAAAGCACCAGTCTGCGGCCGTCTGACGGTACGCGCAGGTTGTCAAGGGCACGCTTCATTTCCACAAGGTCATTCACGGTAAGGCGCAGACGATTTGTAGCCGGATCTTTCTCGCCGGTAGTCTTAAGCACCGGAGTAGTTTCCGTATTTTTGTTCGCACAAAGCGCATGGGCCGCCTTGGTAAACTTCGCATCATTGATACTGTTGGCATGTCCCTCTTTCACACGGGCGGTCTTGTCATAGCTGATGGCATAAAGCTCATCGTCTGTAATCGGCGTAGCCTTGGTCTGGAATTTGTCCAGCTTGATGGCAATATCCTTGTCTTCCAAAGCCTGCACGTCAATCGGATAGGTTTTATTGTTTATCAAGACATCCGGATCTACACCAACTTCTACCAGGTGAATCACATCGTTATTCACGATACTGCTTTGGTCGGGGATTCCTGACAGCCAGGTTCCTTCCAGTCCGGCACGGAGCACCTTAACAAGTTCCCCTGTCCAGATTTCCGTATAAACCCCTTCACGGAGTATTGAAGTACTTTGCGGGGCCATTCCCATAAAGGCTGCCACCGCATTCATTCCCACAGCTCCGGCCACCGGAGAGAATCCCAATACCGAAGCACACACGACACCTGTCAGCGTATTGAACAGAAGTGCCGTCAAAAGCATTACAATTTTTCCCATTTTCTTCATTTTAAAGGTTTTCAAATTTCACAGGTCATGCCGTATTCAGCCTTGTACAGGCGCTTGTACTCCTCCGGGGTATGCTCGCGCATTTCAAGCAGCGCATCACTCGGGACATCGCTCAGTTTGGCATAGGTGGACGGCTGTGCCTGCTGCTTGCCGCCCTGATAGCTCAATACAGTGGAAATCTTCACCTGGGGCTGCATGGCATCAAGCACATTCTTCAGTTCATCGGCACCGACCTTCTTGCCAAGTTCGATAAACTGTGTCTTCTTGTCTTCTCCCAAACGTTTTTCCACCACTGCCTTTTCCACAAGACCGGTAATACGGGCCAAAGTCAGCTTCCCGTTTTCTTGTTTCAGGGAATCATTCTCTGCCTTGGCTGCTTTCAGTTCATTTAAGGCTCGATTAACATCAGCCTCCGTTGCCGTTTCCGGCAGCCCCAATTGAAGGGCCAAAAGTTTCAGTTCCATTTCTTCTGTTGTTTTTTGGTTATTAATTAGTGGCAAAGGACAATCACCATCCTTTCCCAATGTGATTTGTTTTCCATCCTTCATCAGTACGATGGCATCATCATTGGAACCTACGTCCACCAGTGACACCTCATACAGCTTGCTTTTGGTTATTGTCGGGCTGGTCTGCCCCTGCAGCAAATGTTCGGGCTGGTCACTCAGTTCCAGAATATCTATTCCGGCACTCACCATTCTCAGGCTGCCGAATTCAAACTGTTTCTTGCATCTTTTACTCAGGTCGGTTGCTTCGTCAAACACCAGTTCCCCGGTTACCTCACCATCTTCCACCCGAAGATCCTTCACATAGCCAATCACGTTCCCGCGTTGGTGCATGTACAGCAGTACCGGGTTTCGACAATACTGCTCCACACTCATGCCCGATGTCAGCACACGGCTTCCGTAGCTGTTCAGGCTGTCGTTTGAAATTCTTACACGTTTACTCATTTTTCTCATGCCACGCCTTTATGCATTGGCGCTGCAATATTACAGAGCACTTATCGGGAAGCCAAAAAAGTGTGCAATGGTTGCACACTTCTATGAAACCGTTGCACATTATTTTGGCTGCAAGCTGATAAGCGGACAACTTTGCGAATAA